TTGAAAACCCAAGAGAAAATAAAGTTTATATTGATAAAAGCAGAGGTTACGACCCGAATTTAAAGTATGAATTTGACGAAATAGGAGAATATACATTAGGATATTATACAGACTGTTTTGTATTAGATAACTTTTCCACACGATATGGAAGGGTTGCTTATCAAACTAATAAGCCTATAAAGCTAATTGAACGATTTATTAAATCAAGTTCAAAGCAAGGCGATTTAGTTGCCGACTTTTATTTAGGTAGTGGAACGACTGCCGAAGTATGCAAAGATTTAAACCGTAATTTTATCGGTTGTGATATTAATCCACGAGCGATTGAAATAACGCTCAAAAGGTTGAACGATGCACGGTCTTAACATTGTTGGTAACGGTTTGGGGCTTGACGCAGGTAGGGAATATAAAGCACAAATGCTTGTTACTTACCAATGCTGAAAAAAGTACTAAAGCTGAATAAAGCACTAAAGCCCTACTTGCGTTCAAACCCTTGTTATATGCTGTGCTTTTTTTAACGACTATTTCCATTTTGGAAACGGTCATAAAACAAATTAAAATGAATAGAGAATTATTTATAGAAACAATAGAAAAAATAAAACAACAGCATTTACACGATGTAAAATGTTCTGAGTTGTTAAATCAAGTTTATTCAAATGGGTTTCAAGCTAATTTAATGTATGAAAATCATTTATTGATGAACCAAATAATTAAAATACTTCAAGTTCAAATGAATGACGAAAATGGTCATCATAGCTGGATTGAATACTTTATGTGGGAATTAGATTTTGGTAGCAAAAACGATAAATTAAAAGCATATAGGCAAGATGATAGCGAAATAGATTTATCTGATGCTGGCAAACTTTACGATTACTTAACTGAAAATATTAACTAAAATGGAACAATACCGAATACAAGAAATAGCAAAATCTTATCCAAGTTTCAAACCTGAAATTGTGGCTTATGGTCAGCAAATTCTTTATGAAATGGAAATGGATTTAAAAGCAATGAAACAAGCAATTTCATATTTATCTGAATATATTGAGTATAGAAAAGGGATAAAAGATACTCATACTTTTGGTGATAATTCTTGTAACCAAGCCCTTGAATTGTTGGTAAAAAGGGTTTCAGAATATAGTTGCCCAAACAATAAAAAGGAAGAATATAAAACAAAAACCAATTGTCCGCTAAAAGAAAACTGTAAATGTTTGCAGGGTGTCTTAGCATAGCATATAACGGTTTGGTATAAGACCAGTAGCGGATTAGAAATTACAAACTTTCAAAATTAAACGAATGAATATAGAAACTACAAACGCCCCGAATACCACTGAAACCGCTATTGGTTTTATACCGTGTTATCGGCTGCCTTTTCTTTCTCTTTTCCACGCGGATTGTATGGAAATTATGAAGCAATACCCTGATAAATACTTTGATTTGGCAATAGTTGACCCGCCTTATGGGATTGGAATGAGTGATTATAAAAGGCCTGGTAATATTAAATTTGACATGAATAAAAAGTGGGATGAATTTACACCTACTTTTGAATATTTTGAGCAACTGATAAGAGTAAGTAAAAACCAAATTATATGGGGAGGTAATTACTTTACTGAAAATTTAAAACCATCAAAAGGGTGGATATTTTGGGATAAGAAACAACAAGGCAATATGCAGGTTGGCGAATTAGCTTGGACATCTTTTGATAAAATGAAATATTATTTAAGGAGTTGGCAGTTAGATAGGAATTGGCAAGTTGCTGGCGGTAAAATTCACCCGACACAAAAACCTATTGAATTGTATTCATGGCAGTTTCAAGAATATGCAACCGAAGGAATGAAGATTTTAGACACCCACTTCGGAAGCGGTTCAATAGCCTTAGCAGTTGATAAAGCAAACCGATTAGACAAAATGAATTTACATTTAACAGCGTGTGAAATCGACAAAGAATATATTGACAATGCAATCAAACGAATTTCAGAAAGTATCAAACAAGGTACGCTGTCTTTTTAGGTTGCCGATAACGTTTCGCAACTACACGTCTGTTGCGTAAAAACACAAAACCATCTTTCAGTTTAACACGGAATTGAAAGGTGCAAAACAATCACTAAATTAATAACAAATATAGCAATAGCGTGTAATTGCTGTTATAACTCGTTTTTATTATGAAATTATTTATTTTTTGCAACGGTGACGAAAGTGTAGGATTAAATCCTTTCGAGTACTCAATAGAATGTCCCTTTTTACAAAATGAAGTAGAACAAAATGATTTAGATTATTTTAGAGAACTTCAAGTAAATTGTTACAGTGAATTTTTAGATTTAAAAGTAAGAGGAATTTATGATTTTGAACTTAAAGATAGATACTAATGAAAGGATTAAATTATTTAGTACTAATATTTATTGGTTTTATCTTGTTGGCCAACGTATTTTTTATAGTTCAAGGAATATATTTTATATGTATTGGACGACTAAAATTCAATAAGAAAATGTTAACTTGGAAAGGTATTGTTTCCTGTTGGCCAAAATGAGTTATAACGTTTTCGGGCTTGGCGAAGTGGCTGAACCAGAAGCTAAATAGAATTACAAAACTTAATAATTAAAAACGAATGATTGATAGAATTACTGAACAGCCATTTTGCCAAACCCGTGTTAGTGGCAGTACTTTTGTGAATGCTGATTGTTTCGATGTTTTTCCTTTTATTGAGGATAAATCAATTGATGCTATTATTTGTGATTTGCCTTATGGAACGACACAAAACAAGTGGGATAGTGTACTCCCTTTAAATCTTATTTGGGAACAATACAAGCGAATAATTAAAGATAATGGAGCAATTATACTTTTTACACAAACGCCATTTGATAAGGTTTTAGGTGCTTCAAATTTACCAATGCTAAAATATGAGTGGATATGGAGAAAAAGCAGACCAACAGGACATTTAAACGCTAATAAGATGCCTATGAAAGCACACGAAAATATTTTAGTGTTTTACAAAAAGCCACCGACATTTAATAAACAAATGACTATTGGGAAACCAAACCACGTAAAGGATGGTAGTATTAGAAAATCAAAAGCAACTAATAACAATTACGGACACTTTGAAAACGTGGTGCAAAAAGCTACAGAATTAAAGAACCCTGTAACCGTTATTGAATTTTCACAACAAGACCCAAATAAGATTGAACACCCGACTCAAAAGCCAATTGATTTGATGGAGTACCTTGTAAAAACCTATACTAACGAAGGCGATATGGTTTTAGATAACACAATGGGTTCGGGAACTACCAATTTGGCTTGTATCAAATTAAACCGCAAATCAATTGGAATAGAAAAGGAAAAACAATATTATGATGTCGCTGTTCGTAGGGCTTCGGAGTATTGCCACTAACGTTTTGCAGCTATACGCAGTTGTGTGTCGGCTTTGTGCGGTGGGAAAAATTGCGTATAGGTGCTGTTATAAGCTGGCTGCGGTTAATTAAACGAAAAGCTAAATACGAAGCACTAAACAAAAGAATTAAAAAAAAAGAAGGGATGGCAAAAAAAGATTTAATATACAGCGACCAACAAAGTATGTTTGGAGCAAGAGAAATAATAGGCTTTGGCTCTACTGAATTTTACATTAAAGAAATGGATAGAAACAAAGCCATTGAAATAATTGTAAAAAACCATTATTCAAAAAAGGTATTTAATAACTCTTATATCCATTTGGGCTGCTACATAAATAATGAATTGCTTGGCGTTTTACAATTTGGACACTTACTCAATAATTTATCTGTTGGAACTTTAGTTGAAGGAACAAACGCAGGTGAAGCATTAGAACTGAATAGAATGTGGTTTGATGACAAAGCCGAAAGGAATAGCGAAAGCAAAGCATTAAGCTACTGCATTAAATACATCCGAAGCAAATTTAAAACTATACAATGGATACAAAGTTTTGCAGACCAAAGATGCGGAGGATTTGGAATAGTTTATCAGGCTGCAAACTTTAGTTATTATGGTGAACACACATCAGATTTTTACGAAATTGATGGAGAATTTTACCACCAAATAATGCTAACTAATAACGGCAGGAGTGCATCAAATAGCAGTAAGGCAAAAAGACTAAAAGCAACAAAAGACGAAGCCATAAAGCACACATTTAGGCAATTTAGATACATTTATTTTATGAACGCAAAAACAAAACTAAGGTGTAAATTAAAGGAAATGCCATACCCAAAGCACTATGTTGAAAAACCTAACAACTTTGAAAAAGTTGAAGCGGGTGGGCTTTTTTTTAATTCTTTTGAAACGGAATTGTCAAACGAAGCAGGAACGTAGCAGCTTGCTTATAACTACCGGCTAACCGAAACAAAACCAAAGCAAAATGCACACAATATCAATTAAATATAATTTGATTTGGAGATTTAAGACATCGCATCACTATCAAATGACACGGTGTAAAAAGGTAGTGAACACAAAAACAAGTAGAGTATTAAAATCTACATTAAACGGTGGAAGTATAGGTTGGTGGATTGGAGATAAATTTGTCGTAAAATCAAAGGTAAATGAATTTGTCGAACTAATAC